TGGTTGGAACAGTCCGTTGCTGAGTTGCAAGATTGGAGATGGCAGGAGCTAAATCCTGAAGATCGCGAGGAAGGCGTCACTACGACCAACCGACTTGCGGCGCTGCAATTTCTAAAGGCTCAGGCTTCGCTACTGCAGTTTGAGATGAAGTGATTAGATTGCGTGCATTGCATCACTAGCTATGGCACGCCGCTACTCCCGAGACAACCGAGGTAGGTTTGCAGGTGGTGGTGGTGGTGGCGCTACCGCACGCGGCGGCAGGCTCAAGACCGCAGCAGGTAATAAGCGCAAGACGCAGACCATGCAGGCAGGTGGCGCCAAGGCAGCGGGCACCATCAAAGGCAAGGTGAAGCGCGACCCTGGGGCGATTAAATTAAAATCGGCAGTAACAACTCGCAAGGGACAACTTGCAGCAGGCGCCCAACGTCGAAATGCTCAAGCAGACCGTATTGATGCAAAAGTAAAGGCATTAGAAGGTCAGTACAGAAGCAAGGACGCAGCTTTCTACACTCAAGGCGTAAAACCAGCAGGCCGTGATCGCATGATTGCAAAATCACAGCAGGCGGCGCAACTGCGAGAACAGTCGGCAGCACTACGCACTAAAGCTGCAAATGCTGAGAAGATGGCAAGCAAAATAAAAGACAAGCCGATTAAGGCAAGCGGCGGTGACGCCAGATTAGGAAGAGCAATTAAAAACGAGGCGGCAGGTAGTACTCAATCAAGACGCAATCCAAAAGGCTATCAAAAGCGAATTACAGCGTTGACAGCTCAAAAAGTTTATAAAACCGGCGATTTCATGGCCGGTGTAAGCCTTGCTCAAACGGCAGGCAAGGGCTTCCGCCTGCCGCGTGGGATGCGCTAAGCTCAACCCGTTACGACCTCACAATATGGAAGCCTTTTTAGCCAGCCTTGCTGATCTCATTGGCGAATCTGAGCTGTCAGCTATTGAGCTGATTGGTGTGCTTGAAATTGCCAAGGCTGAGCTGCTTAACGACCTGTTCGCTACTGACGAGGATGCAAAATGACACCCACTGTTACCGCTGTTGGCCGGCTGCTTAAGCCCAAAGGCGATGAGCCACGCATCCTGCACCGGATTGCTGTGAAGCCTGATGGCACTGCCAAGACGATCATCCGCAAGCCCTTGTGAGCCTGATCACCGGCATCTGCGAAGATACGCCGCTGCTTAGCTTCATGGAGATGCCTACTGCAGCATCCATGGATGAGGTGTTGGTAAGCATTCGCAACGACCTGCATCCTGGTCAGCTTGCGTTTGTTGATGACACCGCAACGCAGATCATTGGCATCTCGGCTGGCTATGGCGCCGGCAAGACCCGTGCGTTATGCGCTAAGGCAGTGATGCTTGCGCTATCCAATCAGGGTTTTATTGGTTGCGTGATGGAGCCGACCGGTATCCTTGTGCGCGACATCTGGGTGCAAGACTTTGATGATTTCCTAGAGTCCTACTCAATCCCGTACACCTTCCGCGCTAGCCCGCTGCCGGAGTACATGCTGCACCTACCAGGCGGCGACACCAAGATCCTGTGCCGATCGTTTGAGAACTGGTCACGCATCATTGGCCTCAACTTGGCATGGGTGTTAGCGGACGAGATCGACACCGTGACACCTGCCATCGCCAACAAAGCGTTTCCCAAGATCCTTGGTCGCTTGCGGTCTGGCAATGTCAGGCAGTTTGCCGCGGCCAGCACACCAGAAGGCTTCCGCTGGATGTGGAATACCTTCGGCAGTGATGACGCGCAGCAACGCACTGACCGCAAGCTGATCAAGATGCGCACTGCTGATAACCCACACCTGCCGCCGGACTTTATCGAGCGGCTGCAAGCCAACTACGACCCACAGCTACTGCGCGCATACCTCGACGGTGAGTTTGTCAACCTCACCACGGGCCAGGTATACGACCGCTTTGACCGTGCTAAGCACATCATCACCGAGCTGCCAGACATCAGCGAGCAACCGCTGCGCGTTGGCGTTGACTTCAACGTAGGCAACATGTCGGCTGTCATCGCCATCAGGCAAAGCAACAGCCTCCTAGTAGTTGATGAGATATCTGGCGCGCATGACACTGACGCATTGGCACAGGAGATCAAGCGCCGCTACCCCGATCACCGCATCTACGTTTATCCCGATGCCAGCGGCGGTAACCGCAGCACCAATGCAAGCCAAACCGATATCCAGATCTTGGAGTCCTATGGCTTTAGCAACCAATCACCTAAGAGCAACCCTGGCGTTCGTGATCGTGTGGCTGCTGTTCAAGCTTTGCTAGAGAACGGCAAAGGCCAGGTCAGGCTCACCATTGCTGCGACCTGCCGCAAGGTGATCGAGTGTTTAGAGCTGCAGAGCTACAGCGAGAAAGGCGACCCCGATAAGGATGGCGGTTACGACCACATGAATGATGCATTGGGTTACGTCATCTGGCGTGAGTTCAACCCACTACATGCAGGGGCTGGACGTGGAACTGGGGTGCGGCTATATTGACCAGGCTTACCATTCACTACCCAATGCTGATCGGATCTGAACTGCTCGCTAAAGTCAAAGAACTTGGCGACTCCAATAAAACTGACATCGTTCGCGCTTGCGGCTACGTCAAGGATGAAAAGGTTTGCTTCACGCAGTTCTATGAGGCATTGCTAGAAGCCAAGGGCATCAGCCTGGCAACTACCGGCAAAAAAGCAGGCCGCAAGCTTAGCTACAAGACCAAGGTGCAATTCAACGGCAACCTAATGGTTGGCAGTGCATACATCACCGAAGCATTTAAGCCCGGTGATGAGTTTGAGATTAAGGTGAGCCGCAACAGCGTTACACTAACAGCAGCTTGACGTAGAACATGTATTCGGGCCTTGGCGCATACGACCGACCTCTAACAGAGCGCAAGGTAACTCGCGTTCAAGACCCGAATACCTCCTGGTACGCGCAGGAAGCTCATTGGATTCTGATTGAAGACCTGCTGCAAGGCACGTTTGGGATGCGGCAGAAGCATCGCCGCTACCTGCCGCAGGAACCTAGGGAGCAGGACCAGAGCTACGATAATCGTTTGGCCAGAAGCGTTTGCCCGCCGTACTACCAGCGCCTTGAGCGGTTGCTGGCTGGTATGTTGACGCGCAAGCCGGTGCGGTTGGTTGATACCAGCGACACCATCACTGAACAATTATTCGACGTAGATTTAAACGGGAACGATCTTAATGTTTGGACATATGAGTCAGCCCGCAAGATGGTCCGTTATGGCCACGTTGGTACATTGGTGGATGCACCTGCTGACGGCGGTAGACCCTATTGGGTGACATATGCGCCGCGCCAGATTTTAGGATGGAGAACTGAAGCAAAGGAAGGTAAGCAGGAGCTAACGATGCTCAGGTTGCAGGAAGTGGCCAGCGTGCCTGATGGCTTGTACGGCGAGAAGCTAGTGCAGCAGGTGCGTGTACTGACTCCTGGTGAATATGAGATCCACCAGAAAGATGACAAGGGTGACTTCCGCGTAGTAGATGAAGGCCGCACCAGCCTTAGCTCGATCCCATTCAGCATCGCCTACGCCAACCGCACTGGCTTCATGGAGTCACGGCCACCGATGGAAGATATTGCAGAGCTAAACCTAAAGACCTATCAGATCCAATCAGACCTTGACAATATCCTCCATGTCTCAGCGGTGCCCATGTTGGCGCTGTTCGGCTTTCCGTCAAGCGCTGAAGAGGTATCCGCAGGTCCTAGTGAAGCTATCGCATTTCCCGCAGATGGGAGGGCCGAATATATAGAACCTGGCGGCACCAGCTTTCAGTACCAGTTCAAGCGGCTAGAAGCGTTGGCGCTGCAGATCAATGAGCTGGGCTTGTCAGCAGTGCTAGGCCAGAAGCTGACCGCTGAAACTGCCGAAGCCAAGCGCATTAACCGCAGCCAAGGCGACAGCACGATGATGGTGATTGCGCAGAACATGCAGGACATGATCGACAACTGCCTGCAGTTTCATGCGCAGTACCTCGGCCAAAATGAAGCAGCCGGTAGCAGCCATGTCAACCGTGACTTCATGGGTACCAGGCTCGACCCGCAGGAAATCAACAGCCTGCTGCAGCTTTACACTGCAGGGACCATCACCCAAGAAACCTTGCTACAGCAATTGTCTGATGGCGAGGTGCTAGGCGATGACTTCGACGTTGAGGAAGAACTTGAGGCAACTGCTAATGGCGGGCTTGATCTACAACCTGCTGGACTGGCTAACCGACCGCCTAGTGGAGGTGATGATCTTGATCGACCCGCAGAAGAGCAGCAGGAACTCGACGCTTGATTACACGGTATCAGAACTACCAGAAGAGATCCTTGCCATTGTGCGTATTACATGGTACAAAAACGGCAAGGCTGATGAAGTAGACCAAGTGCATCTATATGAAGACGGGCAAAATGGCTATGACGCATTTGCTGCATTAGTAGGCAGCTCATTACGCCGTGGCGCTAATGTCAGCATCCGATCAGGCTATGCCCCGCAGGACTTAGGCATCATGCAATGAGCACACCCGAGGCGCTATACCGCAATGCAATAGACCTGAACCGCTACAGCAACAGCGTGGCGCGGCGTGTGATCAATGCGTATAACGACATCATCATTGATAGCGTTAACCAGTTGCGGGTGATTGACGACCTAGCCGCACCGGATAAGGCTGCTAGGCTTCGTGGCATTTTGGCGCAGCTTAAAGAGTCGCTAGCAGGATGGGCTGGTGATGCAACCGAGCTAACCGCAACTGAGCTGCAAGGCTTAGCGGAGCTGCAATCTGAGTTCGTGACTGAAGAGCTGCGTAAGGCATTGCCGGTTGGTAGCCGTGATGCAGTGCGCACCGTTGAGATTAGCCCGCAGTTTGCGCAGTCGGTGGTCACCACTGACCCAACGCAACTCAATGTGGTGGCGCTGAGCGATGACCTATTTGCAGCAGTAGAAGGCGCGGAAGCATTAGCACGCCAAGCTGGCACTGGTGTGTTTAACTTGACCGCAGCCAAAGGCACCATGATCACACTACCCAATGGCGAGGTGGTCACCAAGGCATTCCGTGGCATCGCCGTTGATCAAGCGGAGCGGTTCAGCCAGGTGGTACGGCAAGGGCTGCTGACAGGTGAAACCACGCCCGACATCGCCAAGCGGTTGATTGGTAGGCTAGAGCGCAGCGGCGAACGGTTGATATTTGGCGAAGTAGCAACTACAACAGGGCAACTTCGTGCTGCTGGCGTCAAGAGCATTGTTGCGTCTGGTGGTGAGCTAACCGCAATGGCCGACAACCAAATCATGTCATTAGTGCGTACCAGCATCAATCAGGTAGCCAACTCAGCCAGCATGGCCGTGTATGAAGCCAACCAAGACGTCACTAAAAAATATCAATATATTGCAACGCTTGACAGTCTTACTAGCCCAATTTGTCGCGCTTTAGATGGTCAAAAGTTTGAATATGGCAAAGGGCCAATGCCGCCTCAGCATTTTGGATGCCGCAGCAAAGTTGTTGCAGTAATTGATTACAAGGGGCTAGGCTTTCCAGAATTAGAATCTGAGTTTGAAACTCGCGCTAGCGAAGGCGGCCAAGTGCCTGCTAACACCACCTATGGCCAGTGGCTAAAAGATCAACCGCTCAAGACGCAGCAGGATGTCCTAGGCGCCAGCAAGGTGCCATATTTCAACCGGCTGGTGGATAAGTACGGCGCCAAGAATGCAATGGCAAGACTGGTGCGGGATGATGGCTCTGAGCTAACCTTGGAGCAGCTCCGCAAACGATATGGACCTGCCTAGCCTCCGGCATTTCACACCTGCTGGCATCAGCTCAGATCCTGTTGAGGCATTAGCGGGTGAGGCATGGGTGCCGGCGATCTACACGGATAAGGGCTGGGCAACACCAGACGGCGCTAGCCTGCTACTAGGTATTGAGGAATGGCGCCATGCCGTTGAAGAAAGGAAAATCGCAGGGTGTGATCTCAAGCAACATCAAAGCCGAGATGAAAGCGGGCAAACCGCAAAAGCAAGCAATCGCAATCGCGCTGTTAAAAGCCGGCAAGTCACGCAAGCCAAAGGGTAAGAAGTGATGCCTAAGAAGCCTGGTCTATACGCCAACATCAACGCAAAGCGCAAGCGCATTGAAGATGGCAGCGACGAGCGCATGGCGCGCAAAGGCGAAGCCGGCAGGCCATCTGCTGCTGCATTCAAGGCATCTGCTAAGACCGCTAAGAAGCCGAAGCTCAAGAAGAAGTGATCACCTATCGCGGCGAGCAGTTTGCTGGGTACAACAAACCCAAGCGCACACCTAGCAACCCAAACAAGTCACATGCAGTGCTCGCCAAAGAAGGCGACACCATCAAGCTGATTA